CATGGTGTGGATGGTTCATGTTCTAACATGGTATTCTTTGGTGCGATAGATTTCTTCTGCACTAATGGTATGATTCGTGGAGAGCATGACAAGGTGCGAAGAAAGAACACTACGTTCTTCAACATGCCTACCTTTGAGCGACAGTTACAAAGGTCAAAGGATGACTTTTACTTTCAAGCTTTGAGATTACAAGTCATGGCAGACACATCGTTGAAAGATGTGAATGTTAAAACATTAGTGGAGTCCATCATCAAGTCAGAGAAAAAGTCTGACAAGATGCTTGCGTTATATCATCAAGAGACTAGCACAAGGGGACACAATGTGTTTGCATTATACAGTGCGTTCACTAACTACGCATCATATGCAGATGAAAGAAATGGTTTCAATCTGCGTAACACTGGTGTCGATACACGAGCAGTCAACATGTTCAACAGAGAGCATGAAGTTGCTAAGTGGACTGACACACCACAGTTCAAGTCTCTTCTTGGAGAATACCCACATCAAGCAGAAAGAGTTGCTTAATGAAACAGATTGACATCAACCAAGCAGTTGGCATGATGGTTGGACTCGCTGTAGGGGATGCACTTGGTGCGTCCCTTGAGTTCACTGATGCTAGAGAACCTGCAGATTATTTATGTGAGTATGGCACTGGTGGTATATGGGGAGTAAAGGAGGGTGAGTGGACTGATGACACAGCTATGGCATATGCTATGGCTTGTGCTATTCGTGACAAGAAAGAATTTAATCCTTACGCTATTATGGATAACTTTGTTAAGTGGAGAATGCAGGGTAAATTTATTCCGCGTGGTGTATGCTTTGATATAGGCAACACTACTTCTCGTGCTATAGAAGATTACATGTATCAACCCTATACACCATACAAGGGACGTGAGGGAGAGCGTGAGTCTGGCAATGGTGGACTCATGCGAATAGCACCTGCCATTATCTCTGCGAGTTCACGCGGAATGGCTATCGCGCAGGGCATACAGTCAACACTGCTAACGCATGGTAGCCAAACATGTGTGGACTACAGCAGAGCATTCTCAGAAGAATTATTTATGGGTGTGCCTTTGCAGAAATATAGAAACCTGCGTCTACCAAAAGATACAGACAGGAATGATGTTAAGTCTGGTGGATATGTAGTAGAAACATATCAGTGTGCCATGTGGTCTTTTTACAACACTGATAACTTTGCAGACTGTATAATCACTGCTGTCAATCGTGGTCACGATGCAGACACATCGGGGGCGGTGGCAGGTATGATTGCAGGTGTGTACTATGGACACGATGCGATACCCAACCACTTCAAAGATAAATTAATGTGGCATGATAAACTTGTGGAAGTGGCACAAGACTTGCATAACTTAGATAAACATAACTAAAGGAGAACTAAATGAAACTCATACAGTATGCTGTAGTCTTTGAGCCTTTTGAGACAGAAGGTTTGGAGTACGTTAAACAAGGATGTGGAGCTATGTGGGATGATAAAAGTCCTGTCAAGCTATTTGACACACCAGAAGAAGCACAGAAAGAAGCAGACAAGTGGAACACAGGACAGGTGGTGCAGTATGGATAATAATGATGTAAAACAGCAAGCCTTGGAACAGGCACAGCAAGCCTATGGATTATTTATATGGTTTGTGAAGTGGTTTAGCTACATTATGATATTTATGATTGTGCTGATGTTTATGAACAACTGGTTCGATGATGGAACTGGTAGCCGATTTATGCCAGATGAAATATATAAAGACCAGTATGACCCACAAGGTCTTAACAAGAAGAAAGGAATATAGATGAAGACTAATTTAGAAAAGCATAAGCACTATCAGAAGAAATCTCGTTATCAATTCTGTGAGATTCCAAATGACGAAGATGGTAAACAATTTGTAAAGTTAATGAGAAAATACCTTAATAAGAGCGTTTACAATATTAGAGTTATGGGACAGTATTTAGATAAGGTTAAGTATCCTGATACCTATTGGTCAAATGGCGCGCCAATTGATGCTTGTACTCATATAAGAGTATACATAGATGAGAAACCTGAGATTAGAAATAAACAATGGAAAAATCAAATGATTTCTAGTTTAAATCACTCTATACACATTCTTGAAAATAATAAGAGGAGATTTGAAAATGAATAAACCATATCATAATAAAGGATTCTTTCCTGCTTTTATAGTTATTGTCTTAGGCTTTTTTATCTTACCATTGGTATTAATGATGGGGATGGACGATACCTTTGAGAGATTTACTAATAAATACTTTCCACGAGCAGAATGTTGGGAGACAGCAAAGCATGAACGAGTATGCAAGCGTTTCAACAACTGCAAATTCATGAGGAACTTTTGCCATGATGAATGAGGGACAAGGATTACTACTGATGATAGTAATAATGATTGCATTTACATTTACTTTAAATGCATGCATAACACAGGTGATGTGATGAGTTTAAATAAACAAAAGAAATCTAAAAAAGAAATACTTACAGATGTAGTTGTTTTTATAATTGTTGTAGGTATAATAGGTGGCATGCTTTTGTATGCTCACTATGATATAAAGGAGATTGTGAATGGATAATTATTCTTTTTGTTGTAGCGCGGAGATTGATTTAAACAATCGCTGTTGCGAGTGTGGTGAAGAACAGAAGATAGTATGGGGACAAGAGAACCAGAATCTAAAGTTCGTTACACTAGATAAAGACTTTGATGGTGACGAATCAGACATTGAAGTTATAGCCAACCATTTTAATAGGAGATACCCATGAATAGATTTATTGTTGATGAAGAGCCACACATTATAGCTAGGTCTCTTTGTGACCAACATGTTGTAAAGATGCCACTAGAAGAAGCACAGATGTTATGCACAGCTATATGGCATCATGCACCATATTATGCGGATGAGAATGACTTATATAAACCTGTACATCAGAAGCATCCATGCACACTATGGGCGATGCATAGCCGTAGTAACTATGGATATGCGTTTGCTTTGTACCTCTGCATGTTAAAAGAATATACATACAGGTATGGTAAAGTTCATGGTGCTAGTAAGCATGTTAAAGTGTTAGGAAACGCACACAAATTTTTACCAGAGTTAGGTATCACAAAACATCCGCAGTGTTTCAGTGGCATGGACGAACTCAAGACGGATGAGTTTCTACCTATCAATGCCTATCGTGCTTTTTACAGAGCAGACAAATTAAAGTTTGCCCGATACAACAAAGGTAGACCAATGCCAGAGTGGTTGGCAGCATGACTACAGTATATACCCTAGCAGATAAATATTATTTGTCCCATGATTTCAAGAACTTACGTGATGAAACTAAAGCACAATATAAATATTTTATGGGTGTGTTTCTATCGACAGAGATAGATGGTGTGTGCATAGGTGACATGCGTTATGCGAAAGTGACAACCAAACGTGCAAAACTTTGCTACGATATATGGTGTGACAGGGGAATACCTTTTGCTAATCACATCATGGGTGTTGCACGAATACTATTTAACTTTGCATTACGCATGGAACATACCACACTAAATCCATTCGCTAGTGTGCGTAGGAGAGCCACTGACAGGCGCAAGACTGTCTGGAGTAGAGAACATGTCAAAAGTTTTTTGGACGTAGCCTACAGCGATTTTAAGACACGTAACATAGGTTTGATTGCACACATGGCATACGCTTGGTGTCAGAGATTAGGAGATATGCGACTGCTTACATGGGATAGCATAGATTTTGAGACTGCTCGTGTACACATAGAGCAATCCAAACGCAGAGCCGATGTCGAGTTGCCCATTGATGACGATTTACTGGATATGCTAAAGCAACAAGAGAAAGATTTTGGTTTTCAGAAATATATTGCGCCTAGACCACAGCCGATTGATGGCGAGTTTAGACCATATACAATATATAAATTGCCAAAGTATGCAAAAAATATTATGACTGTTGCAAATCTGCCACAGGAGTTACGTTTGTCTGACCTAAGACGCACAGGCACTACAGAAATGGTGGATGCAGGTGTGGGAATAGCACAAATAATGTCTGTAACAGGGCATGCAAACCCACAATCGGTCAAACCTTACATGAAAAATACGTACATGAGTGCAAATAGTGCATTGACAACTAGAAAGATGCATGTTATAAGCACTGATAAGTGACACAGAGGAACTGTTATGTATACTAATAATGTATTAAACACTATAGGTGATATACCTAACGGCACTACAAAAAGGACTAACTGTCCTAACTGTGGTGGTCGTAATACTTTTACTGTTACCAATAACATGGGTTCTCTTGTGTGGAATTGTTACAAAGCTTCTTGTAATGTCAAAGGTGGTACTCGTGTACACTTATCCATTGATGACATTCGTGATGGATTTGCAGGAGCAGAGAAATATGCAGAAGATTTTGTAATGCCAGAATACGTTGTGCCTTGTAAAGGTCAGCGTGAACTCACTCGATTCACTGCTGAGTATGCGATTGACGAGTGGGAATTATTTTACGATGTGAAAGATAATCGTGCAGTATTTCCTATTCGACATGATGGTGTCATAGTAGATGCCACAGGTCGCTCTCTTAGCAAGCGACTTCCTAAATGGAAGAAGTATGGAAAAAGTGGGTTGCCTTTTACCGCAGGTTGTGGTAAGGTGGCTGTTGTTGTTGAGGACTGTGTGAGTGCAACTGTTGTTGGTTACAGTTCCTTTGTTGGGGTTGCGCTTCTTGGTACATCTCTACAGGAATCGCATAAAGGATTTCTCTCGCAGTTCTCGACAGCGGTGATTGCATTAGACCCCGATGCATTACCAAAGACTTTGCAGATGGCAAAGGAATTACGTGGGCATGTACCTGATGTGCGTGTCCTAAAACTAAACAACGATTTGAAATATCGTGACCCCAAAGATATGGAGAAGCTAAATGGAATTATCATTAATTAGAAGTTTGATGAACAGGTCATTCTACGATGACCACAGGGGAGCTAAGTGTCCCGACAAACTGTTCAGCAAAGATGTTCGCAAGATTAAACAGACTATCGACAGTGCCATGACTAAGTACGAGCGTACTGTTACACCCGATGAGATAGAAGCTTTGTTCTTGTCTAACAATCCCACCATGACTACGGCACAGAAACAAGCATACTCTGCCCTGTTCTTCAAGATAAAGAAAGAAGCACCTATGGGTAGCGATGTAGCTAACGAAGTGTTGTCTAAATTATTTCAGCAAGTCATTGGCGAAGAGATAGCTAACTTAGGATTTGATTATGTCAATGGTGACAAGGCTAGTCTTGAACCACTACGCAATATGCTAGAGCAGTATGGCGATGACTTTATTCCTAATCTGAATGTCGAGTGGGATGACATCGAACTAGAGACATTGCTGTCTCGTGCAGACTTGGAAGCACGTTGGACTTTCAATGTGCCTACACTTACACGCAAGGTCGAAGGTGTCAATGCAGGACATCTGATAGAGATAGGTGCTAGACCTAATACAGGTAAGACATCTTTCCATGCGAGTTTGATTGCATCACCGCAAGGCTTTGCACATCAAGGTGCGAACTGCATCATACTGTGTAACGAAGAAGGATATCATCGTGTTGGTGCTAGATACCTAACGGCTGCCACTGGCATGACCATGAAAGAAATCAAAGATAATCCTACAAAGGCTCGTGACCTGTATGCACCTGTTAAAGAACGCATCAAGATAAAAGATGCGACAGGTCGTGACATGGCATGGGTCGAGAGTATATGCAAGACATACAAGCCTGACATTGTGTTGCTCGACATGGGTGACAAGTTTGCTAAGACAGCAGGGTTTGCTAGGACAGATGAAGCATTGAAAGCAAACGCAGTGCATGCACGTATGATTGCCAAGCAACATGAGTGTGCTATCTTTTATATGTCACAGCTTTCAGCAGATGCGGAAGGTAAAGTGTTACTGAATCAATCCATGATGGAAGGGTCACGTACAGGCAAGGCAGCCGAAGCTGACCTTATGATATTGATTGCTAAGAATCCACCTGTCGATGGACAGGAAGAAGAAGATTCACAGCGACATCTTAATGTTGTAAAAAATAAGTTGACAGGATGGCATGGTGTGGTACACTGCGAACTTGAATATAAAACTGCAAGGTATTTATCATGAAGATAGTTGTTGATATAGAGAACACAGTCACAGAGAGAAATGGCAAGTTACATCTTGACCCATTTGAGCCTACCAATACGCTTGTTATGGTGGGCATACTGACTGACACTGGAGAAGAG